TCTGCTTTGGTTGAATTCCAACTGATCCACTAGTAGATAATTCTGTTCCCCACCATGTCATCTATTCACCTTGTTATTGCGGATTATAACTTTCTGTGAAGATTCCTGCTGAATCTTGCTTCTTACCCCACTTAGCCCAATCATAAGTGATTGTTAGTGAGATCTCAGATAGAGCATCGTCTTCATAGGATAAATCGCCAAAGCCAACCTTAGATAAGAAAGCATTGTGAAGCTCCCATCTTTCAACAGATTCACCATCGCCATTCAATTGTTCAATAACGACAGTTTTTAATGCATCCACTGACTTATCTTTAGAGATTGTCTGTAAGACTGTTTGTGTCTCAGGAACTCTATAGCCAGCATTGTGAATAATGCCAAGTGTTTTCTCTGCTGCGTCTGGAGATACTGGGTCAACTAAAGTTACATCAATATCGTTCCAAGAAACACTGCCTGGGAATTTGAATGTGTGTCCCAAAAACTTGTGAGTAGCATCATTGCTGACGGTTAACTCAGGCTTCGTTGCTGATTTTGCAAACCAAACGATACCGGTCTCACCTCCCATACCTCCAAAAGAAATTTTCCATCTAAACTTTCTCTTTGGATCACCTTGCGTGTTCTTGCTTAGATCAACTCCCCAAAATGTCATAATAAATTCTCCTATTTATCTGTAATTAGTGGCCTATACGAAATCCGCACCAGTTCTTGTGATAACAAAATCAACCACAATATATTCAATAGCTCTAGCAGGCTTGATGTAGATCTTAGCATACATGATGTTGCGATCTACCAAGTCAGCAGTTGTTGTTGTGTCATCAAGAATAAGCTTATAGTCAGCCAAACCAAATCTTGCCCTAACATCAGATAAGACAGGATTAACTTCACCCTTAAAACGGTTCCATGTTGATTCAACATTTTGATCAAACAGTAAGTTGCGAGCGATGACAGATACTCGAGACTTCAAGTAAAGCACCAATCTACGAACATTGATTCTGTTGAGAGCAGACTCTGTTGCTTGAAGAGTCTTTTGTCCAAAAATAACAACACCTTCAGCAGGGAAAGTTGCAATTGGGTTGATGTTAACTTCGTACAACAAATCTCTTTCTTTTGAATCTAGTCTCTGTCTTGCTTGAAGAACCTTTGGTCCTCGAGAGCCTCCGAGAGAACCTAAACCACCTCGGTTAAAGCCGGCAGGAGCAAACCATACGTCAGACTGTGCTTGAGAACGTCCGAAAGCACCTAGAGCAGCAATAGAAGGCGGAACCCATACAAGGTTTCCTGCGTTTAAGTTGTCTGAGATTTGAATCCAAGGATAGAAAGCTGAAGCATAAGAAGAATCTAAGTTTCTACTCTTCAATGTTGATACAGCAGTACTAACTAAGCCGATTGAATCTGCATCTGTATCTCCAGCAAGTCTTTCTGCGTATGGAACAAAATCATCTTTCAAGTCGACAATAGCTAAAACATCTTTTCTGCTCTCTGCTATTGAAACGAGTCTGTTTGTGATAGTGTGGTCGGTAATTCCTGGAGCCAATAATAAGTTGGCAGGAACAACCTCAGGGTCTGCGATAGAATCGAGAGCTTTGTTGATAGAGTATCTCAAGTAGTTATCTTTGTCGCCTGTTCCATCATCAAGTAGAGAGTTACGGAATGGCTCTTTTTCTTTAATGTCCAAGCCTTCAAACCCACCATGCAAAGGCATTAAGAATTGTCTAACATTTAAGCTTAGCAAATCTCCAAATGTCTTGTCTGATTGAGCGGTAAAAGAAGTAGCGGCGGCGTATGCACCCTCGTTATGATAAACAACGTTATTTGAACCAGTAACAATGTCATCCAAAGTGAAGATGAAAGAATTTTCATAATCTGTTGCATTAGCAGGAGTCCAATTGTTAATACCACTAGGTAGTCTTCTTAGGTAATCACAATAGTCTGGATCATGCTGATTGGAGGTTGAACTTATTTTAGGTCGAATTCCCCAATATACACGATAAGGATCCACTGCTCCGCCGTCAGTTCCACTTACTCTCAATGGAATTGAAGGAAATACGAAAGAACCTGTAAAGTCTGTCAATGTTGTTATGTATTCTCCGTTAGCAACAGTGTTAACGCCTGAACCAGAGCCTGCAACATATGCGTTTGCAAAGGCGGAGCCATTAGCTGTTGTTGTTCCATATGTTTGAACGTCGGTAGAGCCAGAGATTAGAGTGAAACCTTTAGGGCGAACAGGACCTTTGAAGCCAGCAGGGAGCAAGCCTGCACCGCTACCATTTCTAATGGAAGATTTAACCTCGACATAAATGATGTCAGATTTGTTTTGGAATTCACCTCTAGTTCTATATCGTCGGTCATCATCACTCCATTCCATGTATTGGTCTCCAATACGAGCAGCAATAAAGTCAGGAGAGGAAGGATTCAAATTACAGCCAGTATATCTCTCTACAGTTTGACCTGCAAGATTTTTTACTGCCACAGTGAATGTTCCCCAAGGATTAACGGTTGGGTTGCTAGATTCTGCTATTTGTTCGATGGCAATCATATAGTCTTTCTGAATGTCTTCGCCTACATGGAGTGACTTGAATTTAAATAAGTCGGTAAAGTTACCTCCTGCATCTTTTTGCGAGATAACCCAACCACTCTCAGCTTCTGCTGCTGATTCTCTGTGGTCACTCCAGTTCTTTGAGCCGTTGTCTAATGGCGTTATAATACCATAAACTTCACCAGCACCCAAAGAATTCAATGAAGTTTCAACTTCTCTGGCAAAACTTTCACCTAGCCAATATGTCTTAAGTTGGTCTGAGTCAATTGTGGTACTGTTTACAAGTTGAGGGTTTGTGTTAAAAACGGTGCGAATATAGTTGCTTGAGTTTCTGGAAAAGTTAAAAGTAACTGTGTCTGTCGCAGTACCTGCTGCATTTTGGACAACTAACTTGAACTCGCAGTTTGCATTAACGCTTTGAACCAATGTCGATGTATATTTTCCATCACCTTGTACACCATCAGCAGCAGTACCAGATAGAGAAATAGCACCAGCTTCTGCGTAAAAAACAGCAGCAAGAGAACCAGTTTTATCTTGATTCGTAGAGCTTGATGCAATTAGAAACAAGCCGTAAGCAGTAGAGTTTGTAGACGCGTCATTTGTGAGGTCAAGAGATAAATCCCAACCAGCTTTACCAAAACCTTCGGCATCAGATCTTTCTTCTCCGGCCAATCTAACCATAACAACAGGAGACTCTTCGGAAGCTAGCCAAGATTGTGCTGCATATGAAGCGTAAGTTGGACCAGTCATGTTTCCATCTCTCCACATGTCACCTTGTGCTCCAGCACCGCCAGGCACAGGAAGACCGAATACAGAAACATAATCATCTAAGTTTCTAATTTTGACTGGCTTATTAGCGGGCCCTTTTCTTGTTCGTCCAATGATGATTGGGCCTTCTGCTTCTGCCTCTTGTGGGATAAAGCTTTGGTCGATCTCGCGGATCTCAATTCCGGGTGAAAGAAAATCAAATTTTTTAGCCATCGACTGTTCTCCTTAAAAATATAAATCGTGTTTTCTTATTAAATAGTTGAAGCAAATGCCAAAGTCATTTAAAAGCCTCTAAAATCATCATCATCAGATTCCCAAGGTTTTTTGTCTCCAATAATTGACCTTTCTCTGATGAGTTTTACTTCGACTACAGTTTCCTTTGTTACAATTTTTGGTGCCTCTTCGTTAACACCATCTCCGAGCAAATAGCCGAGCACCTTAAGGGTTATGGTCGTCTCAAACATTCTCTCTTCTTCTCCGAGATTCGACATGTTTGTATTTTGAGAGTAATCACCTTCGATAAAAACTTCGTACCTATGACCTTCGTGTTCTGCGAACAAAGCATTGATGTTGCCTGTTTTTGTTGCAAAGGGAGTCACCAAGTCATTCATCTGTTGTTGATACTCTGTTCTCAACTTAATGGCGTAGCCTACATTTACCCAAGTGGGAATTGGAGCATATATCTCTTCATATACCGTCTTCTTGTTCTCGACCGGATAGTTCTCTTGTCCAACGTCTTGTCCGCTCTTTGCTGAGGCAAATTTTCTTGTTGCTTGTTGGGAAATTTTTCTCGAGACCAATCTCGGATGCTTCTTGTATCCTCGAGGTCCATTTGTGTCCGGAAAAACGTGAGCCTGATAGCCTCCCTTGAAGGTGGGGTCTTTAGACATGGCTGTTCTTTCGACCGTAATAAGAGGCAGTTTTAGTCTTCCTATGGCGTCTCTGATGGTCTTCTCCTTAGCATTAAATGCTCGTTCGGGTGAGACCCAAAGAACAGGTACTTTTCTGAAGCCTGAGTTGGTGGACGTATGCAGGTCGAACTGCTTGTCGATCAAGTCAACGATAGCGAAGTCTATCGTTTCAATGGTCGAAGGCTGTAATGTTATTTCTTTAGTTGCCATTAAATAATCCGTCTCTCGCTCTAATGCATTCGGCTGTTATCTCGAACTTGCTGTCTATCTGCCCAAACAATTGCTTGGGTTCGTTTAGCTTTACTATCTCATAGTAAATATCACCATACCTTACAAAGTCACCTTCTCGAACAAAAAGGTTTTGATCTTCAGTTAAGCGTCTCTTGTGGAAGTTTACGGTAATACTTGTTCTCTTGTCTATACCAACGCCTTCCATAAACTCTGTCTCTATTCCTTGGAACTCAACAAGAGCATATACTCTGATTGGATGCAAGAAGTTCTTTTCTATGGCCTCGCCATAAAGAGGGTGGAAGTTGGTTGTCTCCATGTCGATTGGGAAATAAAGAACTTGTTGTCCGACAACTCTTTCGATGATTTCATCATTGACTTGTTTGACGAGGTTCTTTTCTTTTTCTCCAAGAAACATTGGAGATGGTGGTTGAGTTGGTCTTTCCCATTCATTTGACATTCATTTACCCCACAAATATTTTCAT